TCTTCAATAGCTCCCTGAGTATCTAGGTTTTTAAGGATAGCGTCAAATTCAGTTAATCCGTTAGCTGCTGTAAATCCAGTTTCTACGTTTCCTCTGTTTTGGATAGCAGCGAACATACCTTCTGTCCCTGGCTGTGTTAATGGATTTAAAGCAGATGTATTTAATTCTCCTTCCACCATTGCCATCTCTAAGTGATCTTCAAAACGTAAACGTGTTTCAGACTCAGCTTTTAGGTACCATAGGTATCCGTCAGTTCCGTCTTCAGTCGCTACATTCACCCATCCGATCTGTGCAGTATCTGATCCAGATACAACATACTGATCTCTAATAATGATTGGAGAGTTTGAAAATTGTGTTAGTACAGGCTCAATAGAAACTCTTGGTAATCCTCCAGCTCCAATAGTGCTTCCTTTAGAATAATCAGATCCATAAACAAATATTTTAAGACCTGCAGGTGCTCCAAAGAATGCCCCTAGCGTTTGATTATTGTAAAGTTGCACTGTTAATGCTCCTGTTGCTGGCACTAGCGCTGCTCCTGTTGCTGTAACAAGACCTTTTGCTTCTAGTCCAGTAGCTGGATCTAATATAACAATAGTATCATTTTGAGAAATTACATTTTGAATTCCTGCTCCGATAGGTATTGCTAATCCTGTTCCTGCTGCTCCACCAGTTACTGTAACATTCTCATAAGAGATGTGTAAACGGTTTTGTTCAGACCAAATTACTTGATCAGATGTCATTGGCATTTCAGCTCCAACCATCTTTAAAAATCCAGATAACGTTCTGTTTCCATAACGCTCTACTTCTGCTTCGTAGATTTCTGGTAAATACTGCTGCGCAAAGTCAGCAAAGTTTCCTGGAACAGCTGCTCCTCCATTGTTGTTCCATTGTAAATAGTTAGTCGCAAGTAATTGCGGCTGTGGTGTTGGGATTAAACTCCCAAACTGTGGTAATACACTCATAGTTATTGTTTGTTAAACTTTTTAATTTTTAATTTTGATGAGTCCGCTCCAGAAACTGATTTTACTTTGTATGCTCCAAACTTAGCGCCTTCCATGGGTGCAGCTTTTCTTGCACCTGTTGATGGGTTATTAGATTTGTTTACAACATCTCTAATTGCATCCGCTTTGCCTTGCTCGTAAAAGTGATTTGCCATTTTATCGGCATTTGCACCTGCATACAACGCTTTATGATACCCTGCGGTATCTTCAATCACGCCGTCTTTTCCTAAGAAATTTCCAATGAAATTGCTAAGATCCGTTTGCTTTTCTGCTACCTGTGACGGGTTTTGTATGCCGTATTTAAACTTTTTTTCACCCAATGTAAAATCGAAACCTTCGAAATTTTCATTCAGCAATGCGTTAGTGTTGGCTTTAAACTTGTCATGGTTAACTGCGTTTCTTTCCTGGTCCTCTTTATATCGATTAAAAAAGTCCGATGCTTTAGTTTGATCTTCAGTAAGTGCAGGTGAGTTCAACTTGATCTCATCATAATACTTATCTTTTGTATCGTTTAAAAACGTACGGGCTTTTGCAACCTCTTCTTTATATGCGAGTTTTTTTCTACGGATATCTCGCTCCTCATCTAATTCTTCGTCAAACGCAAAATTGTCATCGATCATAAAATCGATTTCGTCCGCACTTAAGTGAGCCTTAGTGTTCTTATAATATTCTTTTACTAATACGTCGCGATCTACATCGTCGTAGTTAGTGTTCAATCTTACGTAATCTTGTAAGGTGCCACCGGTTTCACGCATAAAGTCCACTAGCTTAGTTACATTTTCTGGCAATACCGCTGCGGGCGCAGGAGTGTTTACAGGAGGAACTGGCTTGGTGGGCTCGTTATTAGTCACTTCTTTAATAACTGGTTCTATTGGCGGATCAATTGGTGGATCCACAATAGCATCCGCTGCGGGATCAGCCGCCGCAGGCTCTTCATTAGGTATTACTACCCGGGTAACATTGCTTGGGACATCAACTAGGGGCTCTTTATTTTTAGCAGCCATTTGCTCTTCCGTAAGCTTTGGTTTTGTTTGGATCTTAAAAGACCCTTCTGTTTTTTCACTCATGATATGATATTATATAATTAAAAATACTTGTTTATGTATTCATCGCGGCCAAATTTAGCCCGCTACTTTCTCCCATTGTTTCGCCGTTTTCAAAGTCTTTAGGCGTACCGTTGTTTTGTCTTTGTTCTATTAACTGGCTTTGTTGGGTTCCTTCTTTTTCTATTCTTTTAGCCTTGGCTGTATCGGCATTATCCTCTTTGCTTTTAGTTGCCTGCAAAGCGGCTTGAGCCAACTGCAGATCGTATTGAAATTTAGTTGCCATTATTTCCTTGCTGATTTGAGCTTCCGCCTGCATTCTTTGTAATTCAAAATTAGATTTGGCTTGCTCTATTGCCACTTTTTCCGCGGTAAGAGCCTGCTGCTTTTGCACTTCTGCCATAGCCGCTTTTTCTGAAGCCTGTGCGTTTGCCTGGGCTTGAGCTTGTATGTTTTGCTGAACTAACGCTTGCTCTCTTTCTTGTTTCTTTTTTCGCTTAAGCTTTAGCATTTGATTAGCTAACTTAAGGTTTTTTATTTGTTTTATATCAATTGAATCTTCAATGTCGATTTCCTTTGTCTGTAAGGCTATTTGTATGTTTTGTTGCAATTCGGCTTTTTCCTCATCGTCTGGCTCCATTTCTAAAAATATTCCAAAATCATGCAAGTTGAGAGTCTCTATTTCTTTTAGTGTTTCCGCATTAAAAGTAGATATACTATTCATTAAAGAATTCTTAGTAAGAGGAAAGCTTAGCACGTCGGCTATTTTAAGCGAAATGTTTTCGCAGGTGCTTAGTGTTAATTGTATACTGGCATCCTGTATATGCTTTGTTGCAACGTTAGAAGCGTTTGCTGCCATTTTTTGCAAACCAACCAAGGCATTAGCGTCCGGCATTGCGCCGTCCCTAGCTTCATTTAGCCCAGTTACATCTCTAATCATTTGCATATTGTAATTATATGCAGTAATTAAAGATTGTATTTTTGATATTCCAGAGGAGCTGGATAATTCCTGTATAGGAACCTTACCTCTGTTCATGTCCCCGTCCTGCGTCATTGATCTACCAACAACTGAACCGGTTTGGAAGTACATGTTTAATGCTTCCGCTGGATTATAATTTGTTCCATTACCTAAGTCTACTTCCGCTAAACCGTCAATATCTAAAAATATTCCGTCAGGAACCATTCTTGACAACACCTGTTGTATTTTTAAATGGGTTAACTGTATAACATCTGCAAACCCAACACACTTGCTTATAAGTGACTGTATAACTCCTTTGTACATTCTAGGAGCCGCTATAGAATAATTCATCTCTACCCTAGTTGTATCCGCCATGGGTCTAGTCATGTTTTCAGATAGCTTCCACTCTAGCATCATATCTGTTCCAATAACCTTTGCTCCTTGATACAGCACCTCAATTGTTCTGGCAACTCTTTCAAAGTTGTCATTTGGGGGTGGGTCAAATTCACTGGTTTTTTCAATGGCTTTTTCAAGACCACTATCCGTTCTTTTTATTTTAAACACCTGGTCGGTATAAGTTTTGTACTCAAAGTACATTACCTGAACAGTATTGTAATCGTAGTTTTCAAAGCCTCGTATCATTCTACGGTTGCCGGGTGATTTTTGGATTTTTTCTAGTTCCTCATTGGATATATAAGGAAATTCTTTTTTAAGCTCTGGTATAGTTATGGACTTAACTTCTCCGAAATAATAGATGTCTTCAAAATTAGGGTCCTCTGTGTAAGACCATACGCAATAAGCGGGATCAACGTAATCAACAACTATGCCTTCTGCTGGATTGAACGATGTTTTTGTAATACCTATTCCTATGTTAACCAAATCTTGATTTACTCGCGCTCTAGTTAAATGATATTCGTTTGTAGCTAGCACTGTATTTATAGCCTCCTCTTCTGCTATTTCTACCGCAGGCTTGTATTGCAGCTGCATGTGCAGATCTCTTTCCTCCATAGACTCTGGCAAGTTCGCGTCTGGTATCCCTGACCTACTCAAATCATTTGGAATAACTGCGCTAGCTATAGCTCTTGCATCTTGAGTTCGCATGTCAAATGCAATATTTTCGGCGTAATCTGTTCTTTTCTTTAAGGAAGCGGGATCTTGCGAATAAGCCGACAAGTCGTATTGCTTTTGAGTAATACCATTAGCTACTATATTTGAAAACTTTGAAAGTATAGGTACCGGTTTCCAGTCTAAATTCAAATAAGACAAATCGCCGTTAATAGCTAATTCATCTTTATACTTTTGCACGCTTTGCTCGCCTCTTGCATATAACCTAAGGTTATGAAAGTTATTCCAATTGCTTGAGTATCTATTTGAGCCCGCTCCTCCGTAATTAAACCACTCTTGCTCAATAGCACGAGAAACCTGTAATCCGTACGCCAGCGTGGCTTTTTCTTCCTCGCTAACTACTTGATCAGGAAATGGACTATTAGTGTTTGTACTTACATTCATCTATTGTATTATTTTTGAAGTGGCTCCGTTATTGTCGTAT